AACTCCTCAATACCCTGTGCTGATTCTAATGCAGAATACTTTGTTTTCTTACCCATTTCGAGTGATAAATCACTAAGTATTTTCATTTCTGCATTGGTAGCACCTGATACCGCTTTTATTGCGGAAAGTCCTTGTTCAAATTCTGCTGCTTTATCAATAGGAAATGCCAAAGTTGCTAATATACCTGCACCTACTACCATTGAAGCAAAACCAAGTTTCATTTTCGATAAACTACTGTCAATTTTGTTTGCTGCTTGTTCAGATATACCCTCCAAAGTTTTGAACTTTGTGGCAATCTTATCAGATGTTGCACTAAATTGGTCGTACAACGTGAATACAATCCCTGTTCCGATTGCACCACCACCTACGCTACCTCCTCCGAATATCATACTTTTACTTTTTGTGTTTTGCTTTATCCATTTCCGCTTTTTCATGTTTTTTCTGAATGTCCATACGCATTAAAAGCGAGTAAATATTATCGTATGGCATTGCATATAATTCTTCGAGTGAAATTGACAGTCCTCCATAACTTAAATCGAACCACGCATCCATAACCCGGAATCCCAACTCGTACCCTTTTAAAGTGCCAAGCTGGGGAAGAAAAAAGCCGGAGTAGCTATCAGATTTACCTGCGCCTGTATAGATGCATCGCCTTTGTATTGTACCACCACAGTAGTATGAATATCGGCCTCCACCTTTCTCATTTCACCACGTAAGAACTCTATATCAACAATCGACAGTTCTCCCAATGGCAAGATAATTGGTATCTCCTTGCCTTGCTCCAACTTGTCGGGATCTAAATACTTTGCGTCACGCATCACGATATACGTGTGGGAACTTATTTTATTGGACTTCAATGTTTTGCCATAGTTGTTTTCAGTCTTACCGTCCAACAGGTTGTAAACTACTGTAACACCGCTTTCAGGCAGTTTTAATGTTTGCTTTTTATACAACTTCAGCATTTCATTGTAATCCTCGAATAATACCGGGAACGGTAACTGCATAACTTCGTTTTTTTGCTCGTTATTCAGTTCGTCTTGTTCAGGTATTCCACGCTCCTCTTTGTACGAAATTTCCATAGCTTTTAACGTCCATTCATACGGTTTTTTAGGAAAGTCCTCTTTGTCGAAAATAACTTCATACGTTTGCTCTAGTCTTTTACTGTTTTGAGTCGGAAACTCATACTTAAAAGTGAACGTCGGATTAAATCCGTTCGACAACTGACGGAGCGCCATAAGCATTTCCTTTCTGTCTTCAGACAACAGGTTCTGAATATCCTTTAAATTAGGACTTGAATTACTTCCAATCCTGGTAACGCATTCAAGCAACATAGTATCGATTGCATCACGACGTTTAGCCTCGTCATTAATCGAAATATCCTCTTGGTGCTTACCTCTTAGGGATTGCAGTTCAACCTCCACACCGGAGGGAATTACGTGTGTACCACGTTTACGATTTCCAAAAACATTAGACATAATTATAAATTTTTCATTGGTGAATAATATCAAATATAAACAAAAAAAAGAGAGATGCGAACACCTCTCTAAACACTTAAAAAACAATATGTCTGTCAGCAAGTCAAACACATATCTTTATAAGTTTGCATTTCTGCAAATATTATATTTTTATACCATAAACAAATCCAACTGTGAACCTGCAACCGGCTCAAAAACCGGTGCCTCATATATCGGTAAATCTACATTGTGGTCCATAAGAACCTGCGTACATAATTCCACTTGTTCTTTAGCATCCTCATAATCTTTTGGCTTAAATTTAACGCCATTAGGGTACTTTCCGCTATATATATTTTCTAACGTCACTTTCATATACATATACGCTCTCCACGTTTCTGCATTCATCATGTGACTGTTTTTTTTGCTCTTTTCCATAACTCTTAATTAAACATTTCCATTTGTTCAGCGACGTTATATTTCACTCTGTTCAGCCTCCACGTCCTGTTTGGTTGGCCGTATGCTCCCTCACGTTTGCCTGGCAGTTTCTCTAAATCTTCCTTACCTGTTGCAGTAAGATTGCTGATTGCTCTGCGTATAGAAGTGATAGGAACCTTACGGCTAATCACACCCTTTTTTATCATGTACTCATACACCTCGCATGGCGTAAAGTCTTTCAATCGGTTGTCCTTGAATACCTGAAGTACGAGAACGTCCTGTTTTTGTGCCTTTTGTTCGGCTGCTTTTAACTCCGGTTTTTGCATACCTGTTGTATTGTGGTATGAATGCATACTGCTACCGTTTTGTTGACTTAATACTGCTTTCATTGTTGCTAATTTTAGTGTTTTATAAATTTTGTTTCAATAGCATCCGCTAACCACAAATCATGCTCCTCATTTACTCCGATAATTTCTATCGAAAATAATTCGTCTTTCAGGTGCAATATTGCCTGACGAACTTCTGTGAAATACTCTGCAAATTCAGAGGTATCGACCTTTTCTACGAATAGAATTTTGTCGCTTTCGGTAAACATTTCGTCAATGGCATCCGTACTACCGTCTATTAAATTGCCTATCAGTTTGACGTGTTTAGTAATATCAAACCCTATATCTGTAAACTGCAGATTTGATTTATCGATATTCGGATTGAATACCGGTGCTCCGTCGATTATAGAGAATGCTACTTGTAGCTTCGCTCTTAATTCGGGTGCCAGGTGCAGTAAGATATGACGATTATTGTCCAAACTATCTTTCTGCCATACCATAACTAAACAGTAATTTGATTTCGTTGTTGCTTTTAATCCGTACATGATTTTTTATTTAAAGTTAGAAAAATATTTCGAGTGTGCACTCTTGCACACCCGAAATTTAATACTTTTTAGTTCAACTGTGATAATTCAGCAACCGTCTTACGTCCTCTCTTTTTTATCGGTGTATGTGTATAGGACTTCATTTGCTTCCACTTTATATTCTCCGGTTGCCTTATCTCCGTTTTTGGCTGTGCATCCTTCAAATCGTGCGCTGTGTCCACTTTCTCCGAATACCTTTATAAAGTCTTTGATTTTCATGTCTTAAATATTTGTATGTGAAATTTTTAAAATACTTTCCTTTTCTTCCCAATGTTCCAATATTATTTCCCATTGCGTGTTGTTGAGTATGAAATTTGCTGATACCAGGAACGCAAAGTTTTCATAGTTATCTCCATAAAGAAATTGAGTTGCATAGATCGGATATATTATCTTATAGAAAATATCCTCCGTGCTTTGTGAGTAGTCAAATTTTTTGATTTTCATTTTCTTAAATTTAGATTGTTAAAAATTCCGTTACTGCCTTGCGGATTCGTTGAAATGTGTTTTGTTTTTACTGTTCGGTTAATAGTTTTATCGCATCACGAATAAACCTTGCTACATCTTCACCACCGATTAGATAGTTCCCGCTTGAATCGTACATATAAGCCGAAAATTCGTTTGAAGTTCTGTTGTTTAATTGAAAATCTTTCTCATTCTCAAAAATGAAATTGATAATCGCCTGTTTTAATTCCTTTTTCATAAAATAGTTTTTAGTTTGTTATTAAATTGCTTGTGTAGGTTGTGAATGTTCCGTACTTTTTCACCATTTCGGCGGTAAAATCTTCTAACGGCGTGCTGGTGCTGTATATTTCCGTTTTTAGTCCTTGTGTAGTTAATAGCACGATTTTATATTTTTCTGCTGTGTTCTGCATCTTGTTTAGTTTAATGTGATTTGTAAAGCGGTTCTTTTTATAAAGTCTGGGTTGTCGGTTGCTTGCTGATAAAAAGCAGTATATTCTGCCGTATCTATAAGACCACAAGTGTTATATTCACTTTTAAAAGTAGGTCCATATACGGTTCCTTCTTTCACATATCCAGCACTTAAAAAACCACAACCAGGAAATAAATTAAAAAAGTTTTCAATATCAGGTCCGGATTGATAAGAGAAAACAACGCCGTTAACGTTTTTAAAAGATATTGCGTGCTGGTTAATTTCCAATAACATAAATAACCCTTTATATTTGCCGCTGAATAACTTTTTTGCCGTTTTTTTGATAGTATGTGATAACATAAGTAATTTTTTAGTGATTTGATTAAAATAGTTTGGTTAATTAAATAGTTTTTCTTCTGTGTCGTTATAATGGAATGTTCTTACCATGTTATGCTTTACCGGAACTGGATTAAAATTTAATGCTACGGTTAATCCTTCTTTGTGTGTTATTGCCTTTCCTGTTTCTTTTTCCAACATTTTCGCTATGTTAGCTGCAATTTCACAAAATATGGTTTTGGTAGTTTCATCTTCTCTTTTTATTAAAGAGTGTATTGTTACTCCATTTTTATACGTTTCTGCTTCAATATAGCATCCTTCATTTTGTATTTTAGCTTTAATTGAGTTGTAGTTATTCATAAAATCTTTTTTAGTTTGTTAGTTAATTTTTCCTGCTTTATGCTGTGGAGTTAAAAATTGATGTTTATAATTCTATAAATAAATTTGTATAACATGGGTTAAATGGACTGTCTTGTCTGTTTATTTCATTAAAGAATTTACTTAGTCCGTTTATTCCTCCGGCTGCCTTTATTGTTCCTTTTAAAATCTTGTATGTAAATTCATAATCATTTATAACACTGTATTCTTTACCACTTGGAAATATTACTTTTTCTTTTTCAAAGTCAATTTTTATTATTCCTTCTCTTAATTTCTGCCCGTGTATGTTGTAAGAAATTAAATTTATTTCTTGTGCTGTGGTTGCTGTTGCTGTATTCATTTTATTATTTTTACTTTGTGATTAAATCGGGTTTATAAATAAAGAATTTAATTGTTTCTGCTGTAAAGTTTCCCGCTTTCAGAAAGTCGTTAAATTCTGCGTTAAACTTTGCGTTAAATTCATCTAAAAATTTAGGGTTGTATTCATTTTTACTTTGCCATGTTTTAATAAAGTCTAAAACTTTGTTATTTTCATTAATGGCTGTTTGTACTTCTTGTGATGGTGGTGTTTGCATGGTGTTTATTTTTTAAAATAATTGTAATTGATTTTTATCTGTTTCCTGTGTTACTTCGATTTGTGGCGTGTATTCGCTTATGCTTCAAATACTTCCTTTGTTGTCATGTCGTTTATTTTTGTTGTTGTTTTAATTTGATAGTGTAAATCTATGCAGGATATTTGCTTTGTGCAATATCCCACACCATTATAATACTATTATTTTCAAAATAAAAATGTAAATACTCTTATTTCAATCTGTTATGAACTGTTACTAAAATGTTAAGGAATTTAAAGAAACCATTTTCAGGCTTGAAAATAGGCTGATTTTTTCTCTATGTAGTTTTTATTAATATTTCTGAATACGATAAATCTGCATTGGTATTCAGGCTACATCTTATATCTCTCTTTTTTTTGAGTGGAGGATATAAAATAAAAAAACCCGACTATAAAAATAGTCAGGCTTTTTCACCAATAAACACTTCCTGCGTATTACTGTACGTTAGTATCGCCTACGCTGAAAGTTACGGTTCGTATAAGGTTATCGGAGTTATCTCCTTTCGTTTCATAATTAGCGGTCTCCACTTTCTTAATCCACACGTTCTCCAAAATATGCGTCTGCACCGGTTGGCCGTTCGCATCCAATTCATACAGAACACCGTTACCGCAATACTGCGAACGCTTCATGGTTTTTGCTTTATTCAGCTTGTTCCATAAATCGGTATCACCTGTATCGGGAACTACCATTTCTGCAGTCATATCTCCTACGATTTTCTTGCCCGGAGTTTTCGTATCGGGATCGTTACCCTGGGTACCCTGCTTATGCTCCGTCCATTCTACCGACGGCAGTTGTACGTTTTGTAAACGTTCGTTTGATACATCGTCCAAATCTAAACGCCAATTAAAGTTGCCTTGTGGATTATTTATTGCCATGACTTTTGAATTAGTTTACTGTTAATAATTGTTGAATGTTTTGAATAGTTACGCTATCTGCAGGTGCAATGTCGATAGCTATGTATTCGTTTGATGCAATCGGCTTGAATGCAAAACGAACACGATATTTACCTGCATCTACGTCGCTCTTTGTGTTGAACTGAAGTTCATTCAGGTTCTTAGCGTTTTGGTCGCCTAACCAATGCCACCATGTTCCCTCACCGTATTTCGGGCCGGTACCACCCTCGATTGCTCTACCGGCAATCAACTCGTCGATAATGAACGGACGCACCTTTCTGTATAATCTTCCGAACATAACCAAATCATTCGGATTGAAAGACATACGCTCTGCAATCAGCTTTACCTCTCTTGAAATATAAACCACCAGGTCGGCAATGTTTGTTTTGCTCAATAAAGAGGTACGGTTCAGGTTCAATGTTCTGTTACCCCAATTCGTGATTTTGAACGTCGGATGATTTACGATAGCATTCACACCACCCTCATACAAATCGTCGTAATAACCTTTGTATGCAGGAGATTTGAAGTTAATCGCCACGTCATTCACACCGAATAATTTACCGAACATTTCACCGGAATCAGATATCCAAACACCTGCTTTATCGTCTGCTAATGTTCTGTTAGCTAATTGGTCGCCAATACCGCTTATTACATATCCTGTATTAGAGGAATTTGCAGGATCGTTTATTTCGATGTCTGTGTACCACATATCTCCGTAAAAAGAATCAATCGGCTGATGAGAGAATGAGCCGGTACCGTTTCTGAAATCAGTGATACCTTCAATGCTTAATCCTAACGGAGTATAAATTCTGCAGCGCATATCACCACGAGCCATAACGTATGCAACCAATCCCTGATTAGCAGTATGTGTAGGCTTTGAAACGTTCCAAATACGCATACTGTCACTCACGTCATTGAATGAGTGATATCCGTTTTTAGATATTGGACTACCGATAAAATCAGCATCATTAATCAATGATACGTCCTGTGTACCGTCTGCTAAAATAAACGTACCAATAGGTAACATATTACCTACATTCATTGAACTGAAGTCGAATGCTACTACACCGATTTGTCCGTTCAAAGATGCACACGTTTCAGATGTTAGCACTCTGTCATAGTTGCTCACTTGTATTGGTAAATCGTTATCGGGTAACGTTACTTTGATGTCAACTTTACCCGGCTGATTTGAAATTGATTTTACGATTTCAATTACTGTACCATTGTAACCGGAGCCTACTGCTTCAGCATCAATTTCCACCGATGCGTCAACACCTGTAACACCACCTGCAAAACGGCCATTACCGGCTACTGTTCCTGCAGTTGCTCCTGTCTGTACCACGTTCAGGAAATATCTGTTCGCATCTTCTCCGGAACCGGTTGGTGCAATCACCGTAACGATGTAACCACCGTCGATTGTAGCAGTATAACCATGCGTACCTGTACCTGCATTTACCGCAGTATATAATGCCGTATTTACAGTTGCTACCGTTGGACTACCTGATGTCGGAATTGTGTACGATGCAATCACTACCTCACCACTTACTGTATTCACTACATACTGAACCACAACGTCACCGCTCGGAACGGTAGTCAATTTTGCATTTGCTCTCGCTAATACTTCAGTAACGTTTTGTGTGGCCGTAACTGTTGCAACGTCACCCTCAACGGTAGTTGCGTCGTCCTGATCTGTCAAATGAAAAACTCTCGCTACTCGCAACTTTGCTCCTTTGTTTAAGCCTCTTGACAACTTGTAGAAGTCTTGATTCCCGGGAATCGCACCACCTAATATTCTTTTCAATTCGGTAGCATTGGTAATCAAATATTGCTTACCTAACTTTCCTCTTTTGGCAATGATGTTTACACAAATAATTCCTTTATTGCTATTTGCCGGTATTACGCCTACATCTGATATGTTGGTAGATGCTCCGGGAGTTCCTGATAAGTTTGTCATTTTCCTGAATTTTAAATTTTTAGATTATCGTTATACTGTAATTTATACAAATACTTTTAAATTTCTAAATCTATGTTGAATAAATCCTCATTACCTGCATTTGTATTGTTAGGCTCGGTGCCTAAAGCGAAATCAAACTGAACTAATTGTGGTACCGTATCAATATTTTTCCAACCAATTAAATCAATATTAATAGCTTCAAACCTCCACTGTTTCTCAATAAAATTAGTACCTGAAGTATCAACAAATCCACGATTCATAAGCCAAAAACCTGCAACGTTTTCTATTGATTCAATACTACCACCAAAGTCGTCAGATAGGTCGTTATTGTAATCATCTAAAACGTTCATTATTATATCACCATTGCTCCTTACCGCTCTTATAAACTTTCTTGATTCAAATGCATTCAGTATAATATCCTCAATAATTTCAGCGTATTTTTCGCTAATTGTATTGTACGATATACTATACATAATGTCATATCGAGTGTCGGGAGTGTGAATTTTATCAAACGTTCCATTATCATTTTGAACGAATGCTATTTCTTTACCTGTACCAATCTTTGCAGGGACAACCGATGCTCTATTGATAATAATGTTATTATTCATATCCTCACCCTTGCTCTTATAGGTACCGACATTGAATACTTCAATTACTTCTTTACCGGAACTGATAATTGCTCCTTTGGCAGATTGATATGCACTACTGCTACCGGCTGAAACAAAGTCAGGCAGATAACCGCCGGCCACCACCGCTTTGCGTATTACTTCGAATATACCGTCGCTTATTTCTGATTGCTTGAATTTCATATTCCGTATTTTTTTCTGATATAATCCATGAGCATTACTTCGTACAATTTCTCCGTTCTGATTTTCATACCCATCCACCTCATGGCCGGAGTTAAATATGGTCGTGGAGGAATGTTACGCTTTGCGCTACCTACTTCCATAATCAACGCAATGTTCGCCACGCTCTCTCCGTCATTGTACTTTACTTCACGCTTTACTCCGCAGAAGATCGTGTCCATACTTGCTACCGATGTGATATTATTAATCAACGTACCTGTACGCCTCAATGTCAGATTTGAATAACCCTGTTTCTCTTTCCGCTTTTTGTACTTCTCGTTCAATGGTGCCCACAACCCAGGTTGGCGCTTAATCCACTTTATGACGTACCGCTCCAATAAGGAACCCATTTTCCTGTTCACGATAAGGTTACTATCTTTAATGTCATGCTTCAGATTTTTTGTAACCATACCGGCTAAATCCCACCTGCCAACTTTTTTTATATTCTTAGCCATTTGGCCTGATATTCTTCTTAAAGTGAACTTTCAATAAACAGTTTTTGTCTTTCAGTTGTCCTAACATATTCAACGATAAAATCTCATGCTTTTCATTATCGAAAACGAGATAATCTTTCGCAGGATTTACGATTTGGTTATGTGTGGAGGAAACTACACCTGCAGTTTGTGCATCTTCGTAATTCAGCAATACATAACCGTCGGCTAAATCAATGGCACCATTCAATCCTTTGCTCAACAATGCTCCGTTCCCTTGATCGTTCCAAACAACCAATCCCGACAATGCTATATCGTCGTATGTACGCTCTCCGTCGATGTCACGCATGAACCTGGTTGCAGTATTCTTGTCTTTCTTCCATACGATAGGTAAACGCAGGAAAGTATCGGTAACGTCTTTAATCGTATCACGTATCTCATCAAATTCGCTATCTGTCAGTAATGATGCCATAATTAATAGTCGTTTTGAGGATTAGAACTACTGCCACAACCGCAGATATTCGACGTGCCACCATACGCTATGAATGCAGGGCCGTAACCTTTGCTCTTTATAATGCCGGAGCATAATGGTAGGCTACATTTCAACGTACTTGCATAACTGCAAATCTCTTTTAACAGGCCATTCATCAAGTTTGTTGCCTCCATAGTCAATGTGGTACCGTCGGATGCTTTTGCATAGTCAAATTCGGCCTCAACAACGTCAGCTTTACCTTTTTTGATACGCTTGTTCCCGGACGGAGCACTACCTCCTACACCACCAACTACCTCAATGATTTTATTGTAGATAAGCAGGTAGCAAACATATCGTGCCACTAAGAACCTCCGGAGGCCGGTATATTTCGAATCGTCCTCTACCTCTGCATCTGTCAATTTTGTGCAATGCTGAAGTGCATAATAAACCTCTAATTTCAGAGATTCTATTCGAGCGTCATACGTGTTATCATTAGGTATGAAAGGTAGTCGCTCTTTCACTAATTGTATTACTGTTCCTATTGCCATAATACTAAATATAAATAAAAAAAACGGATACTGTGAGCATCCGTTTTTCTTTTTCTGTATGAATAAATCTTAGTCCAATAAGGCTTTCAATTCTTCCAACTTTTCTGCCGGTAATTCCGATAATGATTTTGCGACATCATTTTTCTTCTTTCCGATATACTCACTTTCGAGTTTGTACCCTTTACTGTCTTTGGTTACGATACCCTGGTCGATGAACTTCTCTGCCAAATCCACGAACGTTTCATCTGCAGTTGTTTCTTCTGTTTTTTCCACTTCTGATTTTTCGCTTACCTTGTTATCCTCGATAGCTTTTTCTTCAGCAGAAACTTCAACCGGATTGCTCTTTACCCAAGCGTCGTATTCCGTTTCTTTTGCCTCCACGATAACTCCGTCTTTCAAAAGTTTTGAAACGTAAACGTCTTTCAGAACTTTCTCAACTTTTTTACCGAACAGGTTTTTTTGCTGATGCAATATACTGTGTGAGTTACTTGCATCTTTCAACTTTACAAAAATTTCCATACTATTTATTTAATGGTGAAAAATATTACTCCTCATGGTATTTGAACGCCTCGTTGATACGTGCGTCGATATCCATGTATGCAGGGAAACCTTGTGCGCTGAACAATACTGATTTGTCAATGATTAAACGTGCATCACGTCTGATAATTGAAAATCCGATATAGTCGCTTACAAAGATTTCGTTCTCCTGTGTTTGTGGATTTCTTCTTTCCTCCATTTTCATAGAACCGTACTGCAATTTCGCCATTGCTTTTGTACTGTCTAACAACATGATCTGATTGCTTCCAACTGTGTACACGTCGTTTTTCAATGTATCAGGCACTCCTAAGATTGACTGAATAGTTGCCATTTTGTTGCCACCATTGAAACCCTGAAACTCCGGTAATGAAGTGATATCGATACCGTCGTTTTCACCTGTAATGATTGTATCAGGCATTCTTTTCAATCGACGTAAACGGGACGTACCACGTTTGATGTCTTTGAAGTTGAATGTGTTGGCAGTCGCAACACCGATAGTCGGAGCGGATTCTGCACCTGAAGATTGCTCACCGTTCACCAATACTCTGTAAGCCTCATAGTCAGCGCAGATTGACATATCTACACCCACCTCACCTAAGAACGTGAAAATCATGTCCAAAGATGAACGCTCAATCAGTTCGTCTGTGATTTTGAAACCCAAACCAACTTTGAATACACCGGCTTTCTTTTTACCGAATGATACGGAACCAAATTCGATACTTTCACCCTCACCAACTTTACGTGCAACCGCATTACCTTTCTTGATGAACGGCATTGTGATTTCGTCCTGTGAGATTGATTGCGTCGTGGCAACCCAACCCTGGTGCAATGAACTTGCATCGTAATCCAAACGGATAGCCGTTAAGATTAATTCAGGAATGATGAAACGGTAGTCTGCAGGAACACCGGAGGTATTCGCTAATGCATCGAACTGTGAATATTTAGTAAGTGCATCTGTCAAAGACTGAACACCTAAATTCGCATTACCCAAACGAGCGGCCGCAGTTTTCAGAGTATCGGAACCCATGAAAATATCCATTTGCTTCAGGAACTCCTTAACAACATGCTTTTGTTGTTGCTTGTAGCTTAACTTTTCGCCACTTTCGGTTTGCTTTGCCGGCTGAATACCATAGTGGATGCTGATAGCATCTGCAAACGAAATATTGTATGCCGGGATAACACGACCGTAAGCATCGGTTGCTCTACCTTGTCTAGTTAACGCAATTTCTTTTGCAAAATCCGGGATCGTTTCTTCGGTTAACGTCTTTACTTCATCTGCTTGAAGTCTGTCAGTTTTATCACCTTTGAATACTGCTAAGTTGTGTTTTCTCAACTTTAATAGGTTTTCTTTCATTTTATTTGATTTATACGATTACTAATTGATTACGATTAACGATTATGCTCCAGGCGTTAAATACACACCCTGAATGATACCGATACGAACTCTTGCATCTTCAACTGCTGCTTTCAATGTGAATGCTGACACATAGGCTGATGCACCGGCTGCTACATAGTTCGGATATCCGTCTGCATTTAATGTACCGTCAGGAACTACTGCAACACCTGCATTTAAAGCACCGCCTTTCGCAATACCCTCGATAACCATTTGATGAGGCACACGCACTAATACACGCTCTCCGTCCGGAGTATCAGATAATGCAATTCCCAAAGGAATTTGCGTACCTAATGTACGTTTTTTAACGGTACCGTCAGTATGTTGATATACCTCCTGTCCTGCTTTTATTTCGCTACCTGCTGAACTTACAAAAGTTAGTTGTAACGCATCTGAAGTCATGTTTTTTATGACTTGTGTAGGGGTTGTTTGGATAGAACCTGTCATCTTTTTTGATTTTTATAATTTGATAAAATAAATAATTAATTTCTGATTTGTTCTGCCATAGAAACGAATGACGTTTTCTCTGTTTCCTCTTTCTGCTCACCCTCGTTCACTGAAGAACGGAAACTCACTTTAGTAGAATTACATTCGTCACATTTTCCACCGAACTGCTCCATGCAGGTACCGCCATACTGTTGCATCAATCCCTCCAATGCATCGAAACTCGCTTCATTGATTGTCTTAATGACTGCATCATTGGTTTTGTCTTTTACAGAAACCTTGTATAAACGGATGCACTCCTCACGCTTGGATAATTCAACCTTACGTCCGAACTCTGCCAAAGGTTTTACTTGTGCCAGGTCGATAACTTTTGCAAACTCGGAAAGTTCAGCTACCGGAACGATTTTCTCGTATTCAGCAAATGCATTTTTCGCTTCAGTTAATTCGCTTTGAACTTTAGCCAAAGATTCTTCTGCAGTAGTCTTTGCAGATTTGAACTCCTCCACCTCTTTTGTCAGGTTTGTGATTGTTTCTGTTTCGTCTTTCAACTCAACAAATTCAACTTTGAAAGATTCTTCTAAGGTAGTAAGCACTTCCTGTGCGTAATCTTCTTTTTTGCCGGATAATTTTAATACTTTCATTTCGTTATTTTTGGGTGAATTTCCATTTTTTGAAAAATCGACGTTAATTCGTTCTCTTAAATTTATACTTTTTTCGTTTGCAAAGGTAACATCGTCCATTAAATAGTAATGGCCGTTACTTCTTTTGTAATAATCGCTACCAATTTTATCATCCGAAAACATCTGTCTGCCAACGATTGCAGATTTCTCTACATTCACCAACTTGCCCTCGGTATCTACTATTTTTGCAAACGGATCTGCTCCTAAAAATACCAATGATGTTTCATAGAAGTCCACAATTTTAGTAACCACACGTCTTACCATTGTACCGTCAACCAGGGTACCGATACGCATTTCGAACATCCAATCATCCTCGTTACCGCTTTGGTCCGTAAACGTATGTGACGGCTCCCACTCGAATAAGAGAGATACTGATACCGATTGGATATGTGGCACCGGGAATGCCGATAATTTACGGCATATATCCGTATGTAACTTGCCGTCAATCCAAATAGGTGCATTCAGTCCTGCAGGAATAATGGTGCCGTCATTTGCCTTGTATGCATTCTCATAAACCACTTTACCATTAACACCAATTATATTACCTGTTTCCGCATTGTGATTTACTAATGCAGGTTTATATTCGAGCAATGATTTAGCCTCTTTCAAAACTTTCTCATTAAACTCGGTAGCTTTCCAACTCCATGCTCCTACAATGGTTGCAGATATGTGACGGAAATTGAACGCTAAAAAATCCTCCTTTTTTGCAATCGCATTGGAGATATCGGGATTTACGACTGACTGCCTGTAGTCCTCATTATCCCAACTAAATGACTGTTTCTTACCGCTATCAAGTTCAATAAATTTGGGTGCCAACAGTAAACCATTGGTATTATTAAACATTGTAATTTTCCCTTTCTTAGACATAAGTAACTTTACTTTATCTCTAAGTATAATGAAAAAATCGTTATAAATCAAAACGGCATAGCAGATATCCTCCACTATGCCGTTCATTTAGCTTGTATGTACTTTGATTTAACTTGTAAAACTTATCTTCTTGGGTTTGAGCACTCCTTTTTTTTCATTCGTTTTTTTGGCTTTATTTTGGCTCAATTTGAAATTCGGTTTTACGAATACAGTAAACTCGCAATCCAATACAGATAACACCTCACACATTTTTTCTATCGTGATGTTTACTGCACCTTTTTCAATTTTCGAGATATAAGAATGGCCGTTTACCAGGTTCAGCTTACTTGCCAACTCATCCTGACTGATATCCTTTGCCTCTCGCAGCATTTTTACTTTCCGACCTAAATCCTGTAATGTTTTTTCCGTTGTTGAATCCATAACTTTAATTTACCTGTGTATTGATTTGCACAAATATCGTACTTCAGTTTGATATAATCAATAGTTACTTAATTTTCGTTTAATTTTTTTCTGCATTCTGTTTTGTTGTGATAATAATACTCGCATGATTCCGGAACTATACCTGCATTTTTGCATTCATTCCTGTACTCAAAATAACTATCTAAAAAAACTTTCGACGGAGTAAATCCACTATTTGTATGCATTATTACTGTCTGCTTGGTGCCTTTGATATGTTTACTGTTCCACTTCATCATTTTATCGTAACTCATACATTATTTTTTAGCTTGTTATAAAATTCAATCTTACTGTCTGAAAATATCAACTCTCCATTGTGGTAAACTTCTACCATTACCTGCTCATCATCCCGAACGATAATCTTGTCCTCGTCGTGCCGTAAAAATACTATCACGTTTGACAGATTAATTCTGTACGTCGTCTTTTTGGTAGCTTTGTCCTGTGTTCTGATTTCTATATTTTTCATACTGTTTCTTTATTGGTTAAAAAATGTTGTTTCTTTAATTCTGCAATCTTATTCTCCAAAATCAACTCCAATACTTCCCATTCAGAGTTATACACTTCACCTTTGTATGTATAGGTATAATTCTCCTCATACTCGGTATATAGGTCGAAATCCTCCTGCTCTAACCATACGTCATTTTCGATGCCGTCATTGTAGGTCCACTTTCCGTAAATCTGCATACCCATTTCCTCGTACTCACTTTCAATGTTTACTTTGTGATGTTCTGCCATACACTTCAGGATTGCCAGGTTCGGGCTCCATTGGGTAGAATAGTTAAAGCATGGATTATCCGCGCTGAAATCAGTCGTTTCTTTCTCATAAATCTCGTTATCAAAAAAGAGATAACCGTCTTTTAAATATTCGCAGTATTCAGGCAGTACACCCTCCTCAATTTTTCTGTACTTCAGGCTTAATTCAATAATCTCATTAACGAATGCCTGTACGTTCGGATTGTCACCGGTAACGCTTACGTGATTGCTACACCAATTTGCCATAATTAATGAATTGTTAGTGTTAATGAATCCGATGTTAGCCATTGGCAATTACTTGATTGAAAACCCTCGGAGTTTACGAAATCTTCTGCCTCTGGGAACTCTGCACTGTCATACGTGTATATGTGTGCTTCACCTGTGTTGAAGTCTAAAATAATAATCTTTGTCATGCTGCTAATTTTAATTGTTAATAAATATCTATAAATCTGATGTAGGCACAATCGTTCTTTGCCAATACGCTTTCGAGTATTTTTATTTCATTCAACGAACGTTTGCTAAATTTCTGTTTCTCTTTCTCATCAATTTTGCTTAACATTTCCTGTACTTTATTCAGGCAATATACATGCTCTTTATTATCTGCAGTGTCCACGTACATCGTTCCAAAATTTTGAATAATGTTTACTGTTTCTCTTAGCATCTGACGTTTATAAAAGTCTGCTATCTTAGTTACATCAACTGGTTTTATTGTCTTTTTCATTACTGATTATTTAGAATAATGATAATTGATTTACGTCTATAACTTCTATTTTTTGCTCTGTTTTATCGAGCGTGTATATTTCAGGTATAGGCTCACCACGTTTGATTAAACCGATGTATGCTCCTGTTTTCTTGTCGAATATTTGGAGCATATCCTCCGCAAACATATCCTCTGCAATCATGTTCGTTCGTCGGTTCGGTATAATCTTTTGCATGGTTAATAATTTACTCTGTTATTTGCCTCTAATTCAATCTGATTTTTCACTTTAGTAGGTAAGTTCTGTTTGATGTATTCTATCGAATTATCTGCTTTAATTACGGCCAACATTTGGCTCTTTTTACCGGATACGTTGGCTACTAATATTTCACCGCTTTCGTATAGAAAATTTAGATTGTATTGCATTACGATAACTTATTTAAAGCGTTAACAACTGTTTCTTTTTTTGTCATTGGAAATATCCAACCTGCTCCGCAAGTTAATCTGAAGTTGAAACGGCCACCTAATCCACTCAATGTATCTTTGATAGGCTTAGTATCTCCGATTAGTGCAATGGCTCTTTCAGAATAGTCAACTATTTTCACTCCATTCGGAAATACGATTTCACCTGCCATAACTTCTGTATTTTCCACTTCAGCAGGTGCCGGAGTATCAAAGGTTATCTCGTAAAAATCAGCTCTGTCATTACCGCTCATAACATCGTCTTTATGTTTGATGCCTGTAGGAGTGAACTTGGCAGGGAAACTAGTCTTTTGCCATACGTTAAATACCAAATCCAATTTGTCCTGATAACTACCTACCTCCAAATCTTTATTTACCTGCATTACTTCAGGACTCATATCTCTATTACAGAATACGAATTTGAATCCTCCGAATACTCTGTTAAACAGGCTCGGTGTATAATCGTAAAAATCTCCTGTGATGTCGCTACTGTATGCCTCAAACTTGTCGCTAATTGCATTCACTTCTTTTTTGGTCGGTCCGTCCGTCCACCTGATTTGATAAGTGGAGTAATTCGATTTCGTTACCGAAAATCGGATGCCGGGAAAGTTCTTTTTAAGATCGGCCATAAGGTTATCTTTCACCTCTTTTTTGTCAGCGTTCTCTGTTACTGCTTTCAGGTGTGGAAACTTTGCAGGTAATTCGGCTAATTCCTTTGCATCTGCTTCGGCTTTTATACGTTTTTTTTCAGCACGTTCAACGTCGGCTTTGATTGCTTTCTCAATGTACTTTAGGACTTCTGATTTTTCTACTTTGCTCATGTCGTCATAGTAGTAAGTACCTATACCAAATTTCTTGCTTAATGGACGTGAATAACGGTCTATTGTAAAAAATACGTTATAACTTTCAGATATGGAAACGCATTTCTGTGCGCCATGCTCGTTTGCAGGTTCTATGACTACTCCGTCCACGTCCAACATACCGGCTCCGTATTTTCTGACTTTCGTGTATAACGGTAACTCTTTCATTGGTTCCAATTTTTCCATGCCACCCCCTGGGCCCATGATAAACATTTCTGTTGCTACTAAATTTTTCATGCTATTTTTTTTATTTGATTTGATTAAATTTTACCCTGTTCACCATAACTGTAATAATCGTCTGCAGTCACTATAATATGGTCTAATAATTTGATGTCTAATATATCACAAGCCTGTTTTAGTTTACTTGTTAATTTGTCGTCAATATCGCTTGGATTAATATTACCGCTCGGATGATTATGGCTCATAATTATTGATGATGCTCCAGCGGTTAATGCCGTCGCTAATATCATTCGGTTATCTACAACTGTACCTGAAATACCTCCCTGACTAACTTTGAACCAACCGATACTTCTGTTATTTCTATTCAGGAAAATTACGATTGAACTCTCACAATACTCCAATGTGTCTGCGTCATACAATTCTTTTAGCAGTTCATAGGCAGTCTGTGCGTTAATGATTTTTACTTCTTTTACTTGCCCTTTTTTATACTTTATAGAAAACTCAGGCAGATTCTTTAAATACGTTCTTGGTTCCTCAGCGAGATATTGCATGGTACTAATTTTTAGATGTGATTAATAACGGCAGAAACTCCGTCGTAATTATGAAATAATGCTTCTGCACTAAAGAATAAAAGTGCTGCGGTTGCGTCCATTGCATCAATGAAATACGTCTTAGCGATTCCGGATGCTGTTTTGAAGTTTACTTTAAATGTTCTCATAATTGCTGTTTTTTTAAAGTGTTTATTTTTGTTGTTATTTCAATTTGATAGTGTAAATCTATGCAGGATATTTGCTTTGTGCAATATCCTGCACTATTATAATACCATTATTTTCAAAATAAAATCATAAGTACGCTTATTTCAACTCGTTACAAACTGTTACTAAATTGTTAAGGAAAATAAAAAAAGCATTTTTGTACCATATTTCAGGTTCAAAAATGCTCTATCATGTTTTGAATAATATTTCTAAAAACGAAAGTTCTGAATACTACATCTTATATCTCTCTTTTTTTTGTGGAGTGCAGGAAATTAGACAGATACCAAACGGCCTCGGCAATGCGGATGAAACGGAGGCTTTACGATATTGCTACTCTCCAAATCTTCCTGCGTTAATTTTTTGAACGCATCGATTTTATACGTCGTCGCAAACGGACTCGTTGCTGCCAACTTCCCGGGACCTGCACTGATCTCATCGTCTATCGTGCTGACTGCCGTTTCGACGCTGAACTCCATGCCGTCCATGTGTTCGCAATACGGGCACGTAACGTTGTCGATTAATTCAATCACCTCGAATTTTTCTATCTCGGCCTGTGAAAGATACCGCAGGTGCCCGAACGATTTTAGTTTCGTTACTGAAGTATCAATAATACGTCGAATCTTCCAAGCCTCTAAAGATAACTGCTCCCGGAATGCATCGATAAATTTCTGTATCTCTGATTTGTTTTTACCTATAGGCAGATTGCCGTCAATGTAGTTGGCCTCAATGTATTTATACACCCTGGCTTTGGTATCTTTATCAGTAATGAACTTACCCAAATACATATTGTCGTGTTGCTCCATGTATTCAATGGTACGATAATCTTTCAGCGAGAATACTGCTTCAGGAATATCGTCTGCAGATGCAAACTTCTGTTGGTTGGCAGATGTAGTCTTAGTATTACCGAATGCTTTTTTGTCTTTCCTGAAGTTGTTGTATATCGCCTCCACGTTACGTTTGATAACGTCATTCATTGGTACCACAAAGTTGCTATCCCACTTTGACAGTATTGTTAACCATACTTCGTTTTGGATATCGTTTAAGGCAGTATTTTCATTGTACTTATCAAACTTTGCTCCTACGGCATTGGAAACTTTATCAATGGCTTTATTGAATACCTTGCCTGTTTCTTTGATGTATGCAGTAGATAGGCTATTCGTTTTCTTGTCACCAAAGTCTGTTCCGTCAAAGTTGTATATTTTCTTAACGTGTGGCAGGTTGCATTCGTAACTCCATTCAGGAATATCCACTCCTAATTTCTGTTCATAGTAATCGATTAACTCGCTACTGTTATTGGCCGGTGCTACCTTTTTTTTTTCTGCAGGTGGAGTGGTACCTGCATCTGTCTGTTGTCCGGGAATTTCGAAATCTTCTGTTTCCGGCTCATCGTACCCTAACTCATTGGCCGCTTTCTTTTGTCCAATGATACCGGCATTACGTTTCGCCAATACATTCGATATTTCTGCAGTTTCAGCCTGTGCATCTTTCAGCCTGTCATTAATCATCGGAGGTTTACTGACTACTTTCACATACCCAGGTTCATAGCCTTTCAAACGCAATGCAATCGTGTAAATCTCGCTAAAGAATTGGTCCACTAAACTTTGATAATCTCTGATTTGAGATAGCATTTTTTCGAGGATAACACGCCCGAACGTTTCGGTAGTGGAATAGTTACGGCCTAACATATTCGGATCTTGTTTCAAACCTGCAAATATCATTAACTGAACTAACTGTACCAATCCGTCGGCTCCTGCCACGTTCATATTGTTTCCCTCCAACTTGAACTCATGTGCATCTTTAAATCCTACAACTAATCCTGAAGATAAATTCTTCTGCATCTGCGGATAAATGTACTTGTCCAAATACTCAACGCAACGGTTCCAATATTCGGTATCGTCCTCTCCGTCGTTCTGCTCCGGTGACGTTACTGTTGCAGTAAGAAAACCGAGCATACCCATTTTATCCATGATGTTTTTGAAGTTGGCTAACATTGGACGCTGAATGCATAACGCTTCAATGGCCGTAATAAACGGAGGAACTGCATACGGAGTTTCAAAGTATCTGCGGTAAGCAATGTACTTGTATGTGGTCGTATTCAGCTTTACTTTGCCTGGATAATCACTACTCGCTTTACTCAAAATATTTACATTCTGATACGGATAAAATTCATCGGCCTCTTTGTCGTATATGAAACGTATGTGCTTTGGAGATACACGAACGATTTTCTTAATGGCAGTTAAATCTTCTCGTGGAACGGCCTCTGCAGATAGTGCACCATTTATCACAATCTGTGTGAGTAAATCTCCTTTCAAACTTCTCACTCCTCCACTAAATCCGTACCACGTTCGCTCCTGCTCTAATAGGTAATTACGCATTTCAGATTGCTTACTTTCAGGTATCTTATCGGAGAAGTAAATATCGTGCTCTGTATTACCCAACGTAACAATGTTGTCTAATCCATAAGAGATATCCGGATTGAATGCGGCCAAATTTTCAATGGTAGATAGATATTCAATAGCAAAATCAGGCTTTATTTCCTGCAATTTTCCGGTCGGTGCAAACGTGGAGGCACCCGATTCTACACTACTTCTGACATTACCAACAGGCATAAATCCCGGCTCCGTCTTAGCCTTAATAACAGTAGGCTTTGCAGTAGTTTGTGCTTGGTTATTCTTATGCTCACCAAACGCATACCTCAATACTATATTTCCGAAATCGTCGAGAAAACCCATGTTATACTTTTCCTAAAGTTAAGTATAAATTATTTCTTTGCGCTACCTGAAAACGGTAATGACATAGTTTTTTTGTAGTAGTTTTTACGAACGAAATTCCAATAAACTGCACTATCTGATAGGTTCGGAGATTTTCCACCGAGTTTCTTTTTAATATCGTCCTTTGATTCCACAAATATCTTACCTCCGGAAACTTTGTATGTGTGTGCTAACAGTTCTTTTTTAAGTTTCAGGAATGTCTTTTTGTCGAGATCTAAAATTACGCCATTGGTACGCAAATCTTCCCTGAACTCAAAGTACATTTGAGAACGTAAGTTCTGAAAGTTATAAAGCGGATTGCCGTCATTATCCAAATTTAAAGCCTCCTGAAGTTGGCCTCCGATAAGTGCAACCACATCTTTTCTTTTGTCATAGAATGCATTGATAGTAGCTACACCAACACCTACCGTATCAATACCGATATTACGGTCGTGTATCTTGTAATCCTTAATCTTCAGGGTATTGTAGTTCTTATAACCAAAACGTGCCAATTCATGCGTATCGTACATCATGTTATACGCAAGATGTGTGGCGTTATCACATTGGAACTCCTGCAACTGAAATAATTTGTTACCCTTACCCCATGCTAAACAAGCCATGTCACCCTGCTCACTGTTTGCTACGTCCACTCCGACGGCATTATTACCAATCTTTTCAGGATTGCCATGAAACTTATCCTTATTGTATATGTAGCATTGGTCTATATACTCCGCTCTGAATAATGAGCCGGTTCCCTCCTCCGGAGCAATACCACGTACACGACTTTTGTAGAAGTTACTTTCCTCTCCGTATTCCTCCTTTCTCATGTCGATACTCTCAACTGATACTGCACCTGGTATTATCATTCGCTTATTCACAACGTTCGGGTGGTCGTATGCAGATACAATAATATGCTCTGTTTTTTTCAACTGACAGAACGTATGCAGGGTATCAATTTGGCTATCGGGATTGCCTACGCCTATAATCAGGTTATTTGGTGCCGTACACGTATTAATGATTGCCGTCAATACTGCAGGATGCACACCGGCCATTTCGTCAATGACAAATAACATATTCTCCCTGTGAAAACCCTGCATTTTGGTCGCTGAATCCTCACCTGCGGCCACACCGGAAACGATACCTAATACCTCCCAACCCATTCCTCCCTCAATGCTATCATCAACTTTCTGTGTGGAGGTTTTTTTGGTACGCTTATCAACTGCAATATTCAGGGTAATAAATTCGGAGTGTGGCCGTATCTTTTTGAACTTATGGTATGCATTCCCCATTTCCGTCCATAGAATCTTTTTTAGTTGGTCTTTTTTCGGAGCAGTAGTAATTACAAGCGAGTTTGGGAACGTGTCTAAAAACCAATAAATGATGCGTGGTAGGCAATATGTTTTACCTACTGAAGTTGCGCTTTCAATTCCAACCCACTTCCGGGCCGTCAATGCTTTACAGGCAGACATGAACGGATCTACGGTGCCGTCCCATTTATGGTTCTCATATCCCTCAAATTCACTCCACTTCAGTACGCTCAATGGCTCACCAAATCTTTCACTCAACCATAAATCAGGCCGTTCTTGGTAGTTACCAATCTTTCGACGTTTGGCTAATTCGATTAATGCTAATTCTTTACGAGTTTTGAAATACATTGAGCAAATTTACTATACTTTCAATCCGTTTTTTATTACTTAGGTCATTCAGCAGGATATAATTCTCCGCTTTCAATTTGTTTGTTGCTTCAGACTTTGAAGATGCGAATATTTCTTTGTAAATCAAAATCTCATCCTTATCCAATACCGCAAACTCATACGGCTTGTCGGAGCCAGGTTGCAACCAAACCTCATCGCTCTTAAAACACTTGTAATTGTTATCGAGCAACAACTCATGCATTTTTTCATAGGATAGCTTGTTCGCATTAAATCGGTTCTTCCAACTTGCTACCGTTCCTTTGGTATATTTGTTCTTATCTACATTTTCGAGTAGATGTTCGAATGCTTCAGATAAATCCATAGTTATTATTTTATAAAATTTTAAGTTGACGTTTTTTTCCGCATGGCAGACAGATACGTTCTCCCGGCTTAACTATACCGTTCCAACCTGCTCTCTGTTGTCCTTTCAATTTTCCTCGCTTTATAGTTTCCGGTACAAACGCTATGTATGCATCACCACCACAACTTGTGCAGGTATATTTAACCGGCTCTTTTATTTCTTTTGCCATAATACTATATTAATTTTAACTGATTATTATTCCAACTTACAAACCT